GCTGGGCTTCAAGCTCTTTGTACTTACGCTCAAGCTGCATCATCTCTTCGCCAAGACGGAATACCTTAGCTTGTGGGGCTTCAGGCAATTGCTGTTTTAGAGCTTCTGCTTGTGCAAGAGATTCAGGTGTGTTTTGTTGAACTAGGGCTTCTATATTGCGTTCTAGTTCTGCAATCTTCTGCTGTTCTAATGGTAATGCTTGAGCTGTAACAGTCTCACCTTGCTCAGTGGTTCCAGAAATTTGTTCAGGAGTAAGTTGCCCAGGCAATTCTTTACTATCAAATAATGTAGGTACAGTAGCCGGAGGTGTAGCTATAGGAGCACCAGGAGTAACATCTGCCATCTTAACTGGTAATGGTTCTACTGGAGGTGTAACTAAAGTTGTTTGCTTTTGTTGGTCTGCAAGTATAGCTGCGTCCGCAGCTTCTTTACCCGCCACTTGGGCACGAGCTGCACCTTTTTCACTGACACGACCAACAGCACCTAATGGACCTAATAGACCTACTTGGTACGCAGTTTCGCCGTATTCAGCAAGAGCGTCTGGTGACGTAATAGATAAGCCAGCCTGTGCACGCTCAATCATCTGTTGACCGATTTCAGTCGGTATCTCAGACACAATACCTTTGCCAGTACCTTTAAGCAAAGTCGGTATTAATTTCTCTTGAGCTAACTTCTCAACCTGTGCAGCACTTTGTTTAGCTAAGCTTGCTTCGGAAACGCCTAACGCTTTACTAAATAATCTTGAACCAAATACCAAACGTTGCTGGACAATATCAAGAGCAGCTTGTGGAGCCGCTGCTAAAGCGGCGTTACCCCTATCAACATCAATTGGGTCACCACTTGCTAATTGAGCTTCTGCTTGGCGTTCTAAGTTGTTACCATAAAACTGTACTAAAGGAACTACAGCCGCACCAATAGCTGCACCCCATGGACCAGCCATACTACCAAGTCTAGCACCAGCAACCATTCCACCTATTTGAGGAGCCTGCTCAGCAATAGCCCCAGGAATTTGACTAATAACTTCGCCAGCCATTCCAGTAAGCCCACTCTTATAGTAAGCGTCCATGGCTTTCTTGGAACTGGTAGCATCTTCGTATTCTTCCCCAAGCTTTTGCTTACGCTCTATACCACTAACAGCTGCAACATCTTTACCAATACCAGGAATTAGCGACTCTGCGCCAGTTTGTAAGCTGCTAATAATACCTTTAGTACCCTTAGCGGCTTGCGCTAAGATGCCTTTTTTAGGTGCGGGTATAGAACCCATCTGCCCCAATACAGCTTGATAAGCCTGAGTATCGGTTAAGTCAGTAGGGGATTCTACTTCAAAAACACCTTTACCAGGTATCTCAATTTCGTATATTGGCATCTTAACCCTTAGCTAGACTTTTTACGTACTACTACACCCTTTGGCACCGCTTCACTTGTTGCTGTGGCTGTACCTATTGTAGACGGATAAGTCTTATTTGCAAGAGCTGTAGCAGCTTCTTCGTCCATGCTATTTTGGTACATAAGTCTTTGAATCATCTCGCCACGAGCTTTTTCACGTGCGCTAAGGATAGCAAGTTCTTTAGAAGCGCCAAGATTTTCACGTTGAGCTTGAATACCGTCAAGTCTAGCCTGTGCCTGAATAAGAGCATTAAGGTTGCCAGATTTACGAGCATATTCAACTTGTTCAAGAGCAGACTGCTGAGCAAGCAATAATTTCTTATCAGCACGTTCGGCTTCCATACCTTTACCGTAAGTCTTAGCACCTTCTTCAAGACCAGCGCCTAAACCAACCATTGCATATGGAGATGTAGACTGCATAGCTTTAGCGCCACCTTGAATCAAAGATAGCCATAACTTTTGATCTTGGTTACCTTTTATTTCCTCACGTAGCGCATCTAGATCAGCTTGTGAACGGCCTTCACCTAAACCTTTTTTAAGTTGGGCTAAACCAGCTTCGATTTCTTTTTCATACTTACCAGCATTGCTAGGTACTGGAATGCCTTTACCTGTAGGGGGAGCAGGGGGGACCACAGAAGCGGCTGGGGCAGCAGAATCGGCAGGTTTATTACCCTTAACCATATCTGGCTTTACATCAATCTTACCATCTGCTGTACCCGCATAATACTCACGACCCGGTAACAAAAAGTTAGCAATTGGACCAAAAATGCTTGAGGTCAATTCTTTATTCTTAGCTTCACGGTCTGCTAGCTCACGCTCAGCTTTAACCATAGGGCTATTCTCATAGTCATAACCCCTGTCACCAGTTAAACCTAATTGAGTAGAAAAGTCATATTGAGCTGGCTCACGCTTTCTTTTAACTAAGCTACCATCTTCACCACTAAAAGCAACGATACCACCATCAGCCATACCGATGTCATCTAAGTTACCTGCTGGAAGTGTATCAATACCAACACCTTGTTGTTTCTCAACTTGTTGAGCCTGTTGTTTTTGTGCAAGAATCTCAGCCGCTTTTTGACGGATAGACTGACTTGCTGAGGTCTTCATAATCTGAACTAGCTGAGCCGCATCCATCTGATATAGCTGAGAATCAATGTTACCTACTACACCACCTTCAGCATAAGATTTTACTTCGCCACCTTTAGCGGCTTTAAAACCGCCTGAGGCACCATATACACCAAGGGCTGTAGCACCAAGACCGCCTAATTGAGACATAGCGCTAGGAGCCGCTTGGTACTGCTGCGTAGACATAGACTGCATAGGTAAGCCACGTAACAAGTTACTCATTGTGCCCAATTGCATGTACGGATATTGCTGAGCAGTAGCGTAATCTTGAATAGCTTGGTTGATAATATTTTGTTGGTACTGCTGTTGCTGACCACCAAGTTGATTCTGTAAATTAATATTAGCTAAGTCAGCGGCATTCTGAGATGTACCCAATTGACCTAATGTAGCAGCGGCTTGACCTGCGCCTTGTAAACCTTGAAGACCTAAGTTAGCGCCAAACTGTTGTTGTGCTTGTGCGTTTTGGAACGCCTGTTGCGTACCAGTAGCTTGAATACCCTGCAATTGGCTCATTAAATTACGTTGAGCTTCTGAGTTTTCAATAGCTGAGCGTGAACCACCAAAAGCACCTTGTCGTGTTTGCTGTGCCATGCGAGCTGGTGTAGCTGTTTGATAATCACGAAGCGCACCTAACTTTTGAGTATCCACAACGTTTTGCATATATGGGGACATATAAGCTTGAACTGCAAATGGGTTTGTAGCTTGTTGTTGGAACTGTCGACCAGCGCCCATCTGCCCTAAACCAGCTTGAGCTGCAAGTTGACTACCTACTTGGTATTGGCCAGGAGATTGCAATTGTCCCGCTGCGTTGTATGCAGAGTTTTGAAGCGCTGACGGACCAGCAAAATAATCTTGAGGGTTAGAAGAATACGCTTGGTAAGGTTTAAAGCCAGTAATCGTGCCTGGAGTTGGGTTACCCCAAATATCTCTACCACCAGCAGTTGTATCAAATATTTGGTTCTGAGCAGCGCCCAGCATATTCATTACATACGGCTTAGCGTATTCAGGGATATTAGATGTTTCTGATTTAGTAACTTGTGGACCGCCGCCACCGCCGCCTTTACCCATTTCTTACTCCTGTTCAATAGGCAACTCGTAAGTCACCCAAGTGGCTTTATAGCCGTCATTTTCAAATATCTTAGCCCATCCTGGGCGTCCTGTCGACTCAATTCCTTCGCACCCTGAGTCACGAGCAAATCTTTTTAATAGCTCAAGCATTGGTTCTTTCCAAAGCTTTAATTCTTCACCACCACAAAACTGCATGCACAGAACTTTTTTCTGCGGGTAATTCATCACGTTTGTTACTACAGCACCCTTAAATACCTGACCGTCGTACGCAACCCATAGCTGATAATCACCATCTGCTACTAAGTCATAAATATTACCAACTGTATAGCGGCCGTACGTATACTTAGCTGCTTTAGCTATAAACCCTTCAATCTTATCCCAGCAGGTATCAATATACTGAGCAGGGACTAAAGAGACTTCAACCGCCATCAGATGACCCAATATAAGGTGCTACTGTACTAGGTTCTGTATAAGTAGTTCCTTTTTTCACCCAAATACGACCTTGCGCATCTGTATAAGAGTTTGGATTACTTAACGGCGGATTTGCTACGCTTGATAATCTACCAGATGATAAGAACTTAGTCCACCCAGCAGCAGGGCTGTTATACAACTCCCACTCAGAACCAAGAGTGTTATCAGAGGTATTTAATTTAGTAGCTTCAACAACCGGCCTACTAGCTTTTGCCGAAGCTAATTTAGCTTGCAAATCTGCATATGGGTCATAGGCTACTTGTTGCGCTAGGCCTGCTGACGCTGGAGCACTCTGTACACCGTTTATATAGTCACTAAGTATTTGTGGGTTATATGTAAAACGCCCAGGTTGATACTGCGGTGCACTTTGAGTAGAGACGGCAGTGGTAGGTGCAGCTACATCACCACCGTCAGCGAACTTTGGGAGGAACTTGTCCGCCTTAATTTGTTTACCTTGTTTTTTCGTACCAGTACGAGCAGTACGTACTTTATCTAACATACCGTATAACCGTTTAGCGCCAGCATCTGTAGAGCCGTTACCAAGATGGGACACCACATCAGCAGGAACCACAAACTCACCATCAGCCAAACGAGCTGGCTGCTTGGAACCAATAACACCAGGAATCGAGTCAGACATACCATCGCCAGGTCCTTTCAACATACGCCCACCATCTGAATAACCCCCGATAGAACCACCTTCAGCGTATTGGGGCATTTCGCCATAACTAGTCATAGAGGGTGCATAACCATCACGCATACCTTGAATAGCTGCTAAACCACCAGGGGCCATTTGTTCTAATTGGTCAACTTGGCCACCTTCAGCGTAACCTAAACCAGCCGGCCTGTAATATGGTTTTGGTTGGCGTGGTACATAGCCTCGGAAGTCAGGACTTAAGTTGTACTTATAAGGAGCGCCAGCGTATCTTGGGTCTTCCATTTCTTCAACAGGTGGTTTAACTTCACTAGCTGCTGCAATAACTGGGCTAGCCGCTGCCATACCATACTTAGCAATATCCATATTAGACATGGAAGGAGTGGGAGTGGAAGCCATAGGAGTGCTTGGAGGTGCAATAGACCCAAATGTGCTTCCCGCTGGAGGAGGTGCGATAGAACCAAATGTACTACCTGCCGAAGGAGCCATTGTGCTACCACTTGATAGAGCTTGAGAAGCCCCTTCTATACCAGCTGTAGAACCCACCGCTGTTGGAGCAGCTGAAGTAACAGCCGAAGTAGCTGCAGGGGCACCTGCTGAAATACCAGTAGCTGTCGGAGCAGCAGACGCTGCCGCACTTGTTAACCCACTTGTTAACCCTGCGCCACCATAAGCGCCTAGACCAGCTGTAAGACCTTTGCTAATATCCCCAGTACGAGCCGCTTCAAAAGCACCGTAACCAAGGCCAATCATCCATGGGGCAGCTGCACCACCTGTAGCCGCCGTTAACGCTGCACCAGCAATAGTAGGAAGTAAATTCTTTAACCAACCAGCTTCTACTAGACCTGTATCAGGGTTAATACTTAGTGAACCACCATGCGCCATGGCTAGCTCTTGAAGACCTTTAATCTCACCTTTGGTCATGTGAACGAGTTCAGTGTCCCCGTCTCTACCGTAGGATTTAAGATGGTTAGCTAGTTGTCGGCTCATTGTTGCCTCGCTGGATTAATTATGTTGAAGTTTATCATTAGTAAAGCGCAGATACAAACGTTGCAGTTAAAATAACTGACGGTGAAATAGGGTGTATAGGCGATGTTCCACCTGGATATGTAGCTGCTACTGTGTTACCTGTGGTAGAAGCAAACAAAAGCTGAATATAATCACCCGGATTGACGGGCTGTACTAAATTCCACGAAATAATAGCCGAACCTGGAACTCCACCATGAATAGCAGGAATTGTTGCAACACCTGCACTATACGGAATATCTACCCCATTTAACCTAAACCAAACAGTCACGTCGTCAATCGTAGCGTCATACGACAACATCTGGATACTAAACTGGATGTTATAAATTCCGCTAACTGCAAAGACAACTTTAGTTAGGTCTGTTGGGTCAATTGAAACGCCATTACTAGTTGTTGTTTGAAATAAGATTACAGGCACTGCAGTAGTAGAGCTTGGTACTGGTTGAGCTTCAGTAATTATCGCCCCCGCAGTATGTGCTGTTTTAGATGAACCATACGCTCCACGAGTAATACCAGTAAACGAAGTAGCTGTTTTGCCTGTATATTTTATTAACTCGTTGCCAATATGTATTGCACCAGCAGTTAAAGCAAAGTTTGCGGTTGACCCTACAACAATATCAGTAGTCGATACGTTAGTGATACTAGTAGTCAAAGTAGTTTCACCATCTTGATAAAACGCACCGTTAGGGAACTTTAAGTAAGCCCCACCAGTATTAGAAAGCAATGATGCTACATCGTTATCAATCGTATTAAAGTACAAGCGTAAGGCGTTATTAAGCTGTTCCTGATACCTAGCCTCATACTCAGCTGGCGGGGCAAGTAAGAGGTTGGGGGCCTTTGGTGGGATTAAATCAGCCATTACCAGTGTTTCCTAGTATACACGTTAAGTTAGAATCAGTATACAAGTTTATCTCCTGCCGTCTTGGCGAATATCGATACGTGGGGCACCAAGCTGCCAAGTTGTACCTAAGCCAGCACTCTCAATGCGGAACGCCATCTGGCGACCACGAATGCGTGTATAGACCTGACCCGTAAATAACTCTACTGGGTACTGCTGAGTTCTCGTAACTGTCGTATCGTTCGGTGTACCGTAGGTAGAGCCTGAGTTAGTTCTTGGTTTCACGACCATAGTGCAACTAGGGTTAGTAGCTGAAGACCCTGCAAATGTTACGTCGGGGAGTATGCGCCATACAAAACCAAAGTTATGACCGTCACCAATGTCAAAGTCGGATGATTGAATATAAGCGTCAATAGCCACGGGGCCAGGACCTGAAACATCATCTACCCCGTCTTCATGATCTAGTAAGTATCCGTTATAGTCAGCACCAATAGCAAAAGGCTGCGTACCTGAATCAAGCCATGCTGTACGACCCATTGTGCCGTAATACCATACACGATCTAGATAGTTATAAACAACGTAGCTATCAACCACAGTAGAACCTGTAGATGGATAGAACCACCAGATTTCAGAATACTGCTCATTAGACGCTGCAAATATCTGCCATGACTGGTCAAAGTTTAAGTTTTGGAAAACAAACGTACGTAAGCTAGATGGTAATGTTTCAACACGACCAGAGTACATGAAGAATTTATCACGACCCATCCAGTAGGTAATGTTATTGACCGTAATAGCAGCTCTTGGGCTAATAATTGAAGTGTTGTCCTGCAGTAACTGGAAGCCAAATACATAAGGAGGCCCTAGATACTGCATTGAATAAATCGCAGCATCTGTAAACACTAAAATCTCTTGACGGGTATTAACCGCTTGAATAATCTCAGAACCAATAGAAAGACGCTGTTCACCAGACTGATTGGTAGCACTCGGTACCCAGTCAAATGGGTTTTCTTGGTCTGACCAACGAACTAGTAACGGGTCAAATGTTGTTGATGCGACGTTGGGTGTATATGGGTTTGCGCCAAATGCAATAACAAAACGCTGAACTGCAGATGAAATAATCTGATTAGTTTGGTTGGGTACATACTCACCTGAGTAAGCTGCTGCATTAGCTGCAGACTCTAAAGTAACTGCACGGGTATTAATAGCGTTAGGTGCGCTAGCATCCCAATAATAAATCTCACCACCACGAGGGGCAAATATATAGTCTTCGCCAAAGTTATCTTGAGTCCATAGGCGAAGCTGAGAGCCAATACCCGTTGTGTAACCAGAACTCCAAGTACCACGTGACCAAGGGCCAGCACCCCAACCCCTACCAATTGTATAGACGTCATTACCAGAAGGTAACAAATAAGTAATTGTAGTAACGTTACCCCCATGCAAGGTGTCGTTAGCGTTAGCATTGACAGGGATTGTGACCGTATAGGATGTAGCGTTAACTACAGAAGCTACTTGATACTCTGTGTTTATAACAGTAGAAGATACATTACCGCCAGAGCTATATAGATTAGCAGCACCTGAAAAGATAACATAATCACCTGCCTCTGGATTGTAAGTTGCATCAACTACAGTAACTGTATTGCTACCATTTGAAGCAAAGAACGGACCTGATGTAGCTGTAGAAGCGTTTACGGTGGTGTCATAGATAGGGGTAATATCATAAAATGCGCCACCCTTATTAAGATACATCTTAGAGTTTGTACCGACGCCAATAAGACTTGTACCATTTAAGGTTGTCCAGTTAGTCAACGAGCGACAAACACCTAAGAATTGATTATTTGAATTGCGTGTCCAACCACCAATCTTCTCTGGAAAGCCAGAACGGAAACGTATTTTATCGCACGAATACCAGCCTTCTTCGTTGGCGTAGTTCGTGTTTTCCTTATTGACCCCTGGTCGGAATACTAGTTTCTGTAATGGCATGATTTACCCTAAGATTCGTATAGGGCTTTTTCGCCCTTGCGACGTTTATCTAACCCTTTTAGCACTTTACCACCAGCCTTGTTCCACTTCAAGAACTCATTGGCAGCAGCCTCAAAATCTTTGCGGTTGTGCTTCATACGTAATGTGCTGTTTTGAAGATTACCAAGACCAACGTTGAACGAAAAGCTAACCAAAGCATCAAACTGACCTTGCTTCATTTCACCTGGGCAAAGGCGATGAACACCCGCCTCAAAGCGTGCTAAGTCTTGTTTAAGGATACTGTTAACTTCATCTATGCTTAGAACCCTATCCCAACCTGCAGGAATAGGTAATTGTTTTCTACTAGCCAACGGAACTCTAGCATGCTGAGGGTCAATAACATGGCCAACTCCAACGGTCCATAACAAAGCAGGGCACTGATACGGGCGAGTTTTAACACCTTCATCGTGCTTAATCATTTCAATAAGCTTTTCGCTTACTTTCACTTTCTTGCCCAACCTCTAGACCCGAACCAGAATCCAATAATCCCACCAAGCATAGCCATCTCATCATCACTGAATATCTCATTTGCGATCTTAATAAGGTCATCAACGTTATTAATAATTCCTGGGTGAGTAAATACGTACATGCCGATACCAACGTTGATTACAAATAACTCAGCTACGAATAAATAAGTAACCATTGGGCGTACGGTGCCTACAAACGAAGATACCCATCCAGCCGCCTTCTCAAGAACCTTAGCGTCATGCTCATAAGCTGCCCTTGTCATATCAGCATCAGTCTGCATCATGATTTGGTCTGTGCGAATCTCTTCAACCTTGGCTTGTGCAGCATAGCCTCTTTCAAGCATCTGCATTTCACGCTCGGTCTGCATTCTAGCTAGTTCAAGCTCATGCGCCTTATCAGACTTATCTTGGAAGTAATCTAGTAGTTTTGGTAAGCCTGAGATGAGCAAGCCCCCTAATGTTGAAAATAAAGATAGCATTTTAGTTCCCTAGTCGGTTAGTTGATGCACGGCGCAAGGTATTCATCTCTTGCTTTAATGTATTGGCTGTTACATCTAACTCAGTTTTCTGTGCGGATAAACCAGCACGAAGTTCTTTTTGGTTTGACTCAGACACAATCTTAGCTTCACGGGCAGCCATAACAGCTTCTCCCAAACGTTCTTGCAGCTTGATAATAGTCTCACGTTGTTCTGTTACTTTTTCTTCTAGCGTTTCAACTCGGCGCTTTGCGGATGATGCTGTAGATGCCACGTCACTAAAGTCGTTATACATGCCAATTAATTCATTAGCTTTAGTGATTGTGTGGTACCCAAACGTAGCTACAGCAGGGACTATAGTAATTACAATACCAGCCAACATGGTGTTCTGTTTAGCCCAGTCTAGTACCTTTTGTATTTTACCTGTTACTGATTCAATTTTTTCTAAGTCACTCATTGTTCAAGCTCCACAGCATCTGCTGCAATTCGGTTAAGTAATTCTGACTGGTCACTGAGGCTACCACCATAGATGTCCAATAGAAGTTGATTGCTGAAGATAACATTATTTGGCAAACCCTGTACTATCTGGACTTCCGGGAACACATTCGGTTGGTTCAACCCAGGCTTTGCAAACAGCTCCAACGACAACACTAGGCCAACCACCGACTGCGCTTTTCCTTTGGGAACTGGTAGGGATGGGCTGGCCTTCGATGTAGTCGAGGTTGTCGGAGAAACCGTCGTGGTCGGGGCATCTGTCTTCGTTTCCGTTGTGCTGCCTGTCGGGGTCGCTACCGAGTTCGGCGCAGTATTTGGGGTCGACACAGTTACAGGTGAGGATTGGATTGTTGGGGCAGATATGCTCGAAGTTGGACTCGCTGGGTTCACAGGTGACACAGGATTGGTTGGATTGCTGGTCGACTTGACGCAACTGTTCAATGTAGTCACCCAAGGTTGAAACACTGGCTGCCCGTACGGGTTTGGGCACGTCGAGGAACGAGTCTGGATAATGCTCCCCGTATAGCCTGTCTGACAAGATAGAGTTTGCTGTTGGCTGCTTATTTGGCATGTTGGCGGGTTTTTCGTGCAGGTGTTGCTGGTTGTGACCCACCCTTGCCACTGGTTGTCTGGGCAGGTTTTGGTGTTCGTTTGCGTGATGATGCCTGAGTAGTTGGCGGGACAGCTTTGGGTTTGCGTTTGCGTGACTGGCTGGCAGGTTGAGACGCAGGTATTACTTGTTGTAACCCATTCACTCCAGACACCGCCGCTGGTTGTGCAGGTTTTTGTTTTGGTTTGCGTGATGCTACCGTTGTACCCGCTTTGGCAGCTAATGACTTGCGTTTGGCTTTCGGTTTGGCAGGGGACGGGGCAGGTTGTTGAGATCCCTGGGTAGTATTGGCACGCAAGGGCCTGGCATTGAGCAATAGTTGTTGTTCCATCGACATAGAGCGACCCATAAACAGGCGATCCATTAGTCCACTGGCCAGCATAGCAATTTGCTTGAACATTATTTGCTTTCGTCAGGCTTAACAGCAGAAAGGTCAACAAGAGGAGGGACCGAACCATATAGCTTCTTAAACTTTTCAGGGTAACGTTTAATCCACTCATTGCGAGCTGCATCACCAATGAGGCCATCAATAGGGCAAGGTGTGCCTGACATCATCATGGCATCCCAGTTTTCTGCACGAGCTGAGCAAGCAATAGCAACCGCAGCTACTTTAAGCCCGTTATTGGATAAGAATGATGCCCACTTACGGCGTGAACAGTCTTCATCCATCATATAGCTACCACCTGAGAAGCCAATCACCGTAGAGCTAACAGCTCCAGAGACAGCAACTAAACAGTTATCTTGGCTAAATGAACTGATACTTGGAGCCATTGGTGCAGCTGGTGGCTGACCTTTGTAATTGATTGTTGTATCTTGAGCCATTGAAACAGCAATAACGCCACCAAGAATGAGGCCTCCTAAGAACCAACAAATTAATTGTGTGGCTCTTACCATAAGATACCAATCGTAGAAATAGATGTGGCAGCAATGGTTACTGATTGTTTTGGCGTAGATAAGTCTTGGCCACAGTCATTGCATTTCTGTGCAGCTAACTCTGCTTCATCAACATCACGACTGCAGTTAGGGCAATAGATTTCTACCTTATGTGCTACATCACCAGCTTCTGCTTGTTTTTCAATAATCATTTAATCACCATGAGAAATAAACTCGACCAGCGGCACCTGGGTTTCCGTCTGCGGTAAAACCGTTACCACCAGAACCGCCTGTTCCATAACCAGAACCGTTAGTACCACCAGCACCGCCAGTAGCTGAAGGGAACGCACCATCGCCACCAGCACCGCCACCTGGAGAACCACCAGCACCGCCAGGAGGGGATGAGTCTCCACCGTAAATATAAGACTGACCACCACCGCCGCCAGTAGCAGTGCTACCACCAAAAGATGAGCTTCCACCTGTGCCGCCTAGTGCTTGAGAGTTATAAGCGCTACCACTTGCTCCGCCACCCACAACAATAGTCATTACTTGGCCTGGTGTAACAGAAACAGTTGTGTCTATCTTACCGCCTGAACCGCCGCCACCACCACTAACTACGATAGAGCCGTTATAGAAAGTACCGCCACCGCCACCGCCACCGCCTACAATTTGAGCTGATAGCGAGTAAATGCCATTAGGTACAGTCCAGTAATAGGTTCCTGGGGTTGTATAGTTTAAGCTACCTGTAGACTCTGGATAAGCTGTCTTCCAAACACCGCCATCTTTTACATAAACAGCACGTACGGTTTTCCAAGTGCCAGCATCCTTAACAAAGATTTGCTTTGCCGCTGAAAAACTACCAGAGTTTTTAACGTATACGTTAGCCATTAGACTAGATACCAGATGTCGCCGTTAGAACCACCTGAAGGACCACCAGTAGAAACTGTTCTAGCCCCAGTAGCGTTTGAACCTGGTGTAACGCTATTAATAGAGCCTGTAATTCCTGAAACTGTACCGCCTGTAATAGCAACTGAACTGGCATTCTGGGTAGACATTGTGCCTAGCGCACTTGCCACTGCCGTCACAAAAGCAGTTGTAGCTATCTGTGTTGTATTTGTACCTGGGCTAGCCGTTGGAGCAAGTGGAGTACCTGTTAATGTAGGTGATACTGAATAGACAAGACTGCCCGTGCCCGTCCCAGCAACGACTGAGGATTTATAGAAGTTTGTACCATCGCAGAATACTGAAATCGTTTCGCCATTTTGGATAACTACGTTAGCACCTGCGCCGTTTGTAGTTACACTAACGTTTGCTCCTGTGCTGTTTTTAATAACATAAGTCTTATCAACCGCTGGAGCAATTAGGTTACGTTGGGCTGTATTAGTACCCCCAAGGACAAGCACCGCATTACGAGCTTCGTCTGCTAGGCCGTTGTAAGCAGTTAGCGTGTAGTTGGCATCGGCAAAGGTAATATCTTGCACGCCTGTAATAGCGTCTTCAATAACTGTACCAAGGTTAGTATTGGTTGTGTCACCCCAAGTACCGTCTTGTTGGCCCGCACCGATTAACTCAATACGTAAGGTTGTTGAATAAGTTGACATGTTTAATCCTTAATCTGGTATTTGTACCCACGCAGGGTCTTCCGATGTTGATATATTAGCCCAAGTTGGTGATTCTGTGGTAGTTATTTGTGCCCAAACAGGACTTTCATTTGTTGTTATTGCTGACCAAGCTGGGTCTTCTGATGTAGCTATCTGCGCCCAATTTGGAATCTGGTCTGTATCTATCAATCCCCATACAAGAACTTGAGCTACATAACCTGTTGCAGAGACGCCAGTTAAAGTAACAATCGCTTTGCCAGTAACAGTTACATCGCCTATTGACCCAACTGCTTGAACCCCAGTTACAGGCGCATTGGCATTAGCAGAAACTGTCGCAGTACCTAAGTAAGTTGTTCCTACAAGACCTGTTACATCAATAACAGCTTTACCTGTTACAGAAACATCACCGATTTCACCAACGGCCTGTAAACCAGTAATCGTTACAACCGCAGCTGCATTAGCTGTTGCCGTACCTAATTGAGTTGTACCTTGAACGCCAGTAACCGTAATAACGGCTTTTGCAATAACGCTTAGATTACCTAGCTCACCTGTAGCCTGTAAGCCTGTTACATCAATATCTGCATTAGCTGTGACTGATACGGTGCCTACATAAACAATACCTTCAACGCCAGTCGTTGTCGTACTGCCCTTGGCAAATACAGAAACAGATGAAAGCTGTCCAGTAGCCTCTACACCTGTAACATAAACGGTTGTGCCACTACCTCCGACATCGGCAAATGCGGCTTCAGCGAATGAGGTAGATGCAAACATTATCCTAAGCTATTAATCTGGTTTTGTTGGGAATACAACATTTGGAAAGTTAGGTGAATTTGTAATATCCCTTAATTCCTGTCTGTATGTTGACCATTCAGCTTTTTTTTCTGCTGTCAATGCCACATCTGATA